TCTACCTGCATATGTTAATTTTTATAATGTACAAAATGCAGAAGAAGAGGCGGGGTATAGACCTGAAGATACTAGAATTTTTGCAAACAATATGTGGGGCACTTTTTTGGAGGTCGACACAAGAGAATCCGGACCAAAAATGGTTTGTTTCTTTGTTGGTAGACCCTCATCTTATTTAGATTTGGATGAAAGTAAAAACTTTTTATTTAGAAGTGATGGAATACAATTAGAGAAACAAGGTAGTGAAAATTCAATGAACGAAGACCCAAACGGGAAAAAAGACCATTACCTATCTAATAGATGTGTTGGTTTTAATGTTGATATTGGAATAAGAAATCAAAATGTTTTTTCATCTTTTAACATATCACAAAGTAATGGAAAGGCGACCTCAGAATCTGTTTCTACTTTATATAATATGATTAATCAGGCTAGCGGAAGAGAAGTGTCTACACAAAACGTGTCTTTATATAATTACTATTCGACAAGAAGTTATGGTTGTCAGGTTACTTGTTTAGGTAATGCGATGATACAACCAACAATGTACTTCAATTTAAGACACGTACCTATGTTTAATGGTCCGTATTTAATTACCGATGTTTCACACGTAATTACGCCTGGAAGTTTTATAACTACTTTTGAAGGTACAAGACAAGGTATTTATGATTTACCGGCAATTGATAGTTACTTACAGAGTATAAATCAAAATTTATTAACCGCAGTAGAAAAGGCGGTTACACAAAGAGAAGACCAACTACCATCAACAAGTACAACTGATTCTGTTAAGGCGTCAGGTTCAATACAAAATTCTGATAATGTTGCAGATTCTGAAAATAGTTGTACAAGTAAGGTTTTACCGGAATTTACAACCGCAGGATTTACGTCAACGGCCGCGACAGAAACTCGTATAAGCTCTTCTGATTTTGTTGAAAAAATTAAAAAATATACCTCTGACCCAAATAAACAAGCAGCAATATTTGCTCTTTGTTATGTGAGAACATACAAAGACGACACAGAATCGTTTGTTGGATATAACAATAACTATGCTCTTATTACTTTGAGTAAAACTAATTCACAAGGTCAGGCGTATTTTTCAAACTATAAAGGTTATTTTGAAAACCATTATTCTTGTGTTAGTTCAAAGACATCCTCAAGTACATCTTCGGCACCAATTGCGAATTTTAAAGATGTTGATACATTTATAAATTATTTGGTTAAAAGATTTGAAGTTAAAATTCAAGAAATAACTAAAAAAATAGGATTACAAGAATTTTATGTGTGTCAATGGCAAAATGAAACAATTAATAAAACAACATTTTTAAGCGATAGGGCGTCTTATCAAACGGTGTATAATCGATTATATCAAGGGTTAGTTATAGTACAAAAACCAACATTTAATGTTAAACCAACAGTATCTAACGAACAATTCTTAAATGGTAATAATGGGGTACCACCAGTATTAGTTACACCTACACCAACACCAACACAAGTTGTTTTACCACCAAATGCTAATGTATTCACAGTCACAATACTACAAGGTACGACAACAAATTATATATTGGTAGAAGTAAAAATAACACCAAATACAGGGTTATGGTTGATATATAAAGCGGTGTATAACATATCTGCATCATCACCTGGTGGTTCGAGAGTCAAAGACTTAGGATTAAGAACCGTGTCTACATCTTTGAATTTACAACCTTATCAAGACGTGCTAAACATATATCAACCATCAACACCAGTATCTGGCGTATATCAAATAACGTATACTGTTATTGCAAAACCAATTTTGGCGGACGGGACACCGGACACAACAAGACAAGACAAACAAATACCTATTAGTTGTACTGTAACTATTTAATATCTTTTTCAATATCAAAGATATTTATAATAAAATATATAATATGGACTTAACATCAAAATTGAATAACTATCTCGGTAAACAGGGACAGTATTCAGAACAAAGTTTAGGAAACGGCACAAAAGAAGTTTGTGATTTAGAAACTGGCGACTGTTATGTTGTCAGAGAAAAAGACGGACTTATTGAAAGGGCTGGACATCAAACAACTGTAAATAGAAAAGTAAAAGTAGAAACCGCAAAAGGTATAAAACAATTATTAAATGGATAATTAAAATGGCGATAGATAAGAAAATTCTTAGTGAAATAGAAAGATATAGAAGTATTAATAAATATTTGAATGAACAGGCGGCTCCTCCACCCCCTCCACCACCCGGCGGAGATTTAGGTGCGGCTCCACCCCCACCACCCGGCGGTGAAGCTGCGGCAGGTGCTCCACCACCTCCAGCGGCAGGTGCAGAACCCGAAATTATTGATGTTGAAACAGATAATGAAGTTGAAAAGATTGATGATAAGGGAGATTCAGAGGAAAAAAATGGCAAAGAAAATTCAGAAGAACTTGATGTAACTGATTTGGTTAAATCCCAAGAAAATATTGAAACAAAACAAGAAGAATATTTTAATAATTTATTTTCACAATTATCTAATCTTGAAAGTAAACTAAAAGATATGGATGGTGTAATGGCAAAATTAAATGCTCTTGAAAACAAAATTGAGAAGTATAGAGAAAAAACTCCACAAGAAAAACTTGAATTAAGAAGTTATGACTCATATCCTTTTAATCAAAAATTGTCAGACTTCTTTGTAGATAAACAAGATGAAATGGCAAAAACAGGAAAAAATGAATATGTCTTAACAACCGATGATGTAACAGATATTTCAGATAATGAAATAAAAGACACTTTCTTACCAACAGAAGAAGACGAGAATGAAAATGTATAATTAAAAAAACAAATATAAGGGGAGTCAAAAAAGACTCCCTTTTTTAATTTGACATATCCCAAAGTGATTACTATTATTGTAATATAAATAAACAATTAAAATTAAACAACTATGATGAGTTCACTCGACGCCGTATTGGCACAGTATGAGAAATCAACACAAGGGGGCGGGGCCCAAAACAAAATGTCGCAAGACGAAAGAATGAAAAAGTATTTTGCTTTGTTATTAAATGACAAGGAAAAATCAGGACAAAGAAGAATTAGAATCCTACCTACACCCGATGGTTCTTCACCATTTAAAGAGGCTTGGTATCACGAAATCCAAGTTGGAGGACAATGGCAAAAATTCTTTGACCCAGGAAAGAACGACAACGAACGTTCACCATTAAATGAGGTTTACGAAGAATTAATGTCTACAGGAAAAGATTCTGATAAAGAACTTGCAAAGCAATACAAATCTCGCAAATTCTACATTGTTAAAGTTATTGACAGAGACAGAGAAGAAGACGGTCCAAAGTTTTGGAGATTCAAACACAACTATAAGAATGATGGTATCCTTGATAAAATCATTCCTATTTGGAAGAACAAGGGTGATGTAACCGACGCCGAGAAAGGACGTGATTTGATTATTGAATTAACTAAATCAAAAACAGGTAAAGGTAAAGAATACACTTCTGTATCAACCATTATGTATGATGACGTTCAACCACTTTCAGAGGACAAAGACCAAATGAAAGAGTGGATGAGTGATGAATTAACTTGGAGAGATGTTTATTCTAAAAAACCTGTTGAGTATTTGGAAGCGATTGCACAAGGAAAGACTCCGAAATGGGATAATGACAAAGGTGGTTATGTTTATGGAGATAGTGATGAATCTACCACAACAATTGGTGGAAGTTCAAAATCTAAATCTTATGTTGACCCGCAAATGGATTCTGATGTTGACTCAGATTTACCATTCTAAAGATTTGTTGTTAGATATTTATTCGTATGAATAAACAACTAACAATAGTAATACCTTGTAAAAATGAGAGTTCTCTTATAATTGAGACTCTCATTTTTATTTTAGAACAAACCGAAAAATTTAAAATAATTGTTGCGGACTCATCTACAGAGCAAGAAAGTATTAATTTACTTAAAGAGTTTCAAGAAAAATATAAAGAACAAATAAAGATAATTGGTGGCGGATTACCATCGGTTGCGAGGAACAAAGGAGCTGAGTTAGTCGATACACCTTATGTGTTATTTTTGGATGCGGACATTCATATTAAACAAAATGATTTAATTGTTAAATGTTTGAATGAAATGATTATAGGAAGGTATGATTTGTTAACCTGTAAGTTTAAGACATTGGAGGGTAAGTTTGGTTGGGTTTATAAAATATTTAATGTTGTACAATGGTTTAGTTCAAAGACAACACCATTTGCGTTAGGTGGGTTTATGTTATTTAAAACTGAAACATTTAACAAATTAAAAGGATTTAACAATGAGGATAAAATTGCCGAGGACTATCATCTTAGCTCTAAGATTTCTCCAAGTAAATTTAGAGTGGCGAATCTTTTTGTTTATACTCCTTGTAGAAGATTTGAGAAGAAAGGTTTTTTTTATATGATAAAACTTATGGTTATGTGTTGGTGGAATAGAAATAATGATGATTTTTTTAAACAGGATTTTAATTATTGGATATGAAAAAAAAAGTAGATATTAATTTTGAGTTTATTGTTGTATCAA